CTCATCCACGTTCACTATTCGTATATGTTCTTCAGTGAAGTATACTGGGTCGTCCTTACACTTCAAAAATTCTTTTATATTTTCTTCTGTAAATTCAGTCTGGGTATTTGCCTTTTTTAGATTGGGATTACCGAGATAAATGTCACTACTCATGATTTAGGGGGTTTTGTCAATAAATTGTTTAAATGTAATTTTAGATTCTTTTGCGAATGATGATGTACCAAATGCTTTACTGGTTGCAGAGATAGATTTTTTAGCATACTCACCTGTTTTATCTGCTGTTTTCTTAGCAACATCACCTGTTTTCTGCAAACCTTTTTTTATACCTGCTTTCTTTTTGCCAGTAATTTTATCAATCGCCTTGAGTTTCCTCTCACCTCTTTTTGTTCTACTATCACTAGGTCCGTCAGGTTTGGTATCTGACATGTCAGGTCTATTTTTTTGATCTTGTTTTATCTTTTTGTACTTTGCCTGATCTTGTCGATACCTATCAATATCTACCTGACCAGTCTCTTTGTTCTTGTAACTCTTGATGTTTGGACGCTTGAATCTGGTTGCTTTTGGTATAGGTTTTGCTGCAGATTTTGCTGCTCCCTTTGCTGCACTACCAGTTGCCTTTGCTGCACCCTTTGCTGCACTACCAGTTGCCTTTGCTGCACCCTTTGCTGCACCTGCACCTGCTTTTGCTGCACCTTTTGCCATCGCTGCAACACCTTTTGCAACTGCTTTACCAGCAACTGCTAATCCTTTTCCTACCGCAGCGACTACGGGCACTTCTTGTAATTCTTCCATGTGTTTATTTATCCTTGCTCATTTGCTTCAACATTTTCTGAAGATCAGAAGTGCTGCCTACAAACATAGCATTGGTAACGTTCTTAGGTCCTGACTTGTCTTCGTCAAGATCTTTCATCTTCTTCTGCAAATCAATCAACTTGTCAGTTGTGTCTGCTACGTGTTTAATTAACTGACCTGCCACTTCATAAGCTCTGGGGTGTTGAGAGTCTTGACATACATCAAGTATACCATTGACTGCCTCTTGTCCCTTCTCAACTAGATCATATAATTGAGCACGACTGTATGCATAATCCTTTGTAGGATCATCTTGTTCACTAGACTTTGATATTCTCTTTTTTTCACGAACGATTTCAGACTTCACATCTAGTGCTTTATCAATAGCATCATAAGAATTTGACATGCTTTTTCCAAATAATTACAGAGCAAATATTCAGAGGATTCGGTGTATTTTTTAATTATTTAGATATCAGTACCTTGCACTGAACTATATTCTTGTCCATCAGCATCAAAGAACGACCTTGATTCTGTAAATCCAAACTGGTCACCTACCTCAATAAGTTCACTGTCTTGAGCATCAACTTGATTTATAGTAGTGCCTGTATAATGCTCTGCTATCTTAGTACCAAACTGTCCTCTTTGCACTAAGAGATTAGTTCCATTGATCTCTCTAATCCTGAATACTTCTGAATTTATTTGAATGTATGTGTTGGTAGACAGTGATGCAGCAGAAGATACTGAGATAAGAGTTTGTTTTGTTCCTACCTCTGCTGTAATAGTAGTTGCTGTATCATCGTTATAATCTTTGATTGCCTGTGGCACCACTGTATACCTCTGTGCCCTTGGTGCTCTTATTGCAGTAGAGTAATCGACTTGTACCTTCTTGATGACTCCAGACTCGTCTGTAGGTATCTCAGAGTAGAAGTATGTCTTAGCAATAAAGTCTAGATCATATTGTATAAATCTTCTAGTAGAAAAATCACCCTCATACTCATCTGAGAATGATACATTAGCAAGTGTGAAAGGTATATCTCTTTTCTCTTCTACACCCTCAAGCATATTCACAGTTACATTGTATGATGGTTGGAAGTAGGGTAATATTTGTTCTATGATCTGTAGTGCATCATCTTGTAACTTACAAGCAAAACTCAATCTAAAACCTATCTCATATGGCACAGGTAAAAATATTTTTTTGTGTTTAGTTTTATCAGAACCCTTACCTGTAAATTTTGTAATTGGTGATGACTTACGACTTGGATCGTAAGCATATGATGTCAACTCAAAAGATATTCTAGGTAGTGTGATAGCAACATTATCATCAAAGTTTGCTTGTTGTTCTATCCTTGCAAGAAATCTTTGCATAGGACCATAAGCAACAGGCACTTTAATTTGACTGATTGCTTTACCATCACTGGCAAATTTCTTTATTTTAATATTGTTGAACAATGTACCGAAAGCAATTACAGTCTTTCTTATCGTCTCGTTGTAAAAATAACTTCCTAACATTATGCTGTACTCACATTTGTTGTTGGTTTCTTAGCGAGGGGTAACTTAAAACCTGTCATCTTCTTGAAAATATCAATCTCTTTTGCTTTTTGTCCAGCATCTCTGATGAATGAATCATAACTACCTGATTGTTTACCGTACATTTTAGGAGTTTTACTTTGGTTTAGTTCCTCCATGAATTGCTTAAATGTTTTCATACTTCTCCAAATGGGTTTTTCTCTGTAAAATCTAAGACGCTGCTGTCAGAGATAGTTTCTATCTCATCACCTGTGTTGTAAGCATCATCGTCATCATAGTCGATACTATCTAGTGCATACTGAGCAGTACCGAATCCAATATTACTTATGTTTTCTCCAACTGCAAAGTCACCAGATAGATTTCTAGCAAGCAATGTATTGGTTGCAGTATTCCAGTCAGTCACAAATGCTGTTGTGAGTGAGGACTCTCCAGTTATGATTTGACCGTACTTGAATGTACCACTACCAAATGTATTAGCAGCACCGACTGTTATGGTAGGTGCAGAGGCATAACTGTGACCTGCATTCAATATGTCAATGTGTGTGACTCTGTTAGTTGTTGTGTTGATACGTGCTGTGAGAACACCAACTTCTCCACCTGCAGCAGGGTTAGTGATTGTAACTAATGGAGGAGTAAAGTAACCAGCACCACCAAGAGTTAGAGTGATACCTGTGATTACACCACTTGTACCAAGACCTGCAACTGCATCTGCTCCTATTCCTTTACCATCCTCAGGTATGAATTGTATATTTGGTATCTGTGTATAACCAGCACCAGGATTTGTTATACGTATATCAGATACTCTCAATGATGTATTGAGTCTTGATCCTGAGGTAGATGTAATTGCAACTGCAGTTGCTTGAGTTCCACTGTCAGGTGGTTCAATGACTATGGTGGGTGCATTAGTATAACCTGCACCACCACTAACTAAATCAATTTTGTATATAGCACCATTACCTATAGTTGCTGTCGCTGTTGCCCTTGTTCCCTTGTCACCTAGTTTCATGGTGACGTTGTAACCCTCATCATCAAAGTCATCGTCGATAGCAGTGACACCAGTATCAATAACTTCATCCTCAAACTCGAAAGGTTCACAGGTAAGTTCATATGTATATCTCTCACGTAATTGATAAAAATTCTCTATATCATTTACATACTTGATCTCAAATATAATATCCCTTAGTGGGAAATACATGAGGTCACCCTCATTAGGTCTTGTCTGCGATAGTAGTGGTGAAATACCTTGATCATATCTCTCTATAGAGATGACTATCTTCATCTCTGCTGTTGACCTTACACCAAACTTTGTAAGTAAATTATATCCCGAATCAAATCCTTCGTATGATGTAATGTAACCTTCAATGGGAAATGACTTATCAAACTTAGAACTGGTGATTTCTCTCATCACCTCTTTCTGGTTTACTAGACTGCGAGGCATGTAAATGAACTCAATACCATGTATCTGGATCTGCTCTCTCGCAAGATCTCTTAGCAGGTTCTGTTCACCTTTGCTACCCTGTAAAAAGAACGGGTTGAGTGCCATTATACTTGCTTAGAAAAAACATTCATTCTTTTTATGAATTCTTTTTTTGAACCAGATGACTTGTCGATTATGTCTATACTTCGCTTGATTTCATCTCCTGATAAATTTTTCATACCGCCTATGGTTTTTACGATACCTGCTTCTGATGCAAATTGTTTAAATGATTTCATTATCCTATAAAGTCGAGTGGTGGTAATTCGTACTCGGTACTCATCTTAGATTCTAATGCTTCCATCTCTGCTACACCATCATCATATATCTGTCTACCATTAAGTTCTACACCACCTGGCAACTTCACACCTTGGAATTTGATAAGGTTTTGTCCCCACTGCTTCTTCAATAATGCAGTGAAGTATTTCTTGACCCATCTGTCGTTGTAGACTTTAGGGTAATCATTAGGATCTAATACTCTATAACACTCTATGATAAGATAATCATCTTCCTTCATACTACTATAGTCAGAGTCAATATACAGTCTATTCTGTCTTCTGTTGAATCTGATTTGTT